ACTAGCAAGGTGAGGGCTACGATCATTGCAAGGCCCCTTTGCGCCACGGTGACGTGGCGATACCTGTCTGGGGGTCCGTGTCCCACTCGGTCCAGCTTTCGGCCTGTGGGGGTGTTTTAGGGCTCGCGCTGGGGGTGCTGGGGTTTGAGGTCCAGAAGTCGGGACCGTACAGGCTGGAGCCCGAGCCCCAGAGGGTCCCCGAGTCTATCTCGAGCGCGTACGGGTCGCGGGCCGTGGGCAATTCGTCCCACGGGATTTCAACCACGCGGGCCATGAGCGCGAACAAGTGAGGGATTGAAAGCGTTTCCTTACTGGTGTGCTCGTTCTGGTATCCAACGGAAATATTCGTGCACTCGGGGATTGTGTCGAGAAATTCGGCCGTATCGGTATATACGCCCGTGGGGTCTGGTGCGTACATGAGCGCGTCTGTGCTCAGGCAATCACTGAGCGCGTCCGCGAACGTGTCCGAACACGTGCGCCCGTACGACTGGTGAGTGATAACGCTAGAGGTCCCGCGGCGGTCGAACGCGATAGCACGATCAAAATGTTCTAACAGTTTGTAATCGGTCTCGGCCAGATAGCGGGCCCCTTTCCCGCCCCTTTCCTCGCCACGCGTAAAAATGTAATACGCGGGTATCGCGTTCCGTATCAAGTGCAACAGGACCACGATGCCCGCGCCATCGTCCGCGCCTAAGCACTGGCCCCGAGTGCGCACTAGCTGGGCTTTGTAGTCGTACCAGACGGATTGAAAGCCTGGAGCGTGGTGCACGGTGTCTGTGTGGGCCACGAATAGCGTGCGGTGGCTGGGCAGCGTGCGCAAGTCTAGGTGCACGTTTCCGAACGCGTCTGAGCGGGCCTGTGGTAGTGAGAGCAAATAATCGCGAATAAAGCGGGCCTCTGTTTTGCTGCGGTCTGGGCGGCAATGGGACAGCAAGCGCAGCACGTAATCAATGCGGGATTGTGTGATTTTCATTTTTAATTTTCCTGTTTGGGTTAGGCGTATGCGGCGTGAGATTCGAGCGTGTTCTGGTGCACTGTTACGGTCACGCTTTCCGTGTCGTTGCTGTACCACTCGCCCGTGATTTCATCGCGCCATGCGTCCGTTTCGTCCGCGTACATGGACCCGTTGTCCGCGGCCTCCGCGAGGTGCACGTAATCGTCCAGATCGTCCACGTGCACGTAATCGTCATTCGACAATTGAACGGCATTGTCGAGGTGGCAATAGTCCCCGTTCGATAATTCGATAATGCTGTTATCGCTCAGGTAACGCGTGACAAACCAATCCCCGTCTACTTCAGTGGCGCGGTCCATATGTACGTAATACTCGTTACCGTTGCGGCCCGTGGCGTGCACGTAGGTGTCGCTTATGCAGCTATCACACACGCGTGTGTCCTCGTGGTATCCGGTCCACGTCATTTCATCCTCAGGGTAGTAATCGTTGCAGTGTTCGCAACAGACACGATCCTCTGTGGTGATGTACCCGCAAGTGCTGGTGTGGAAATCGCCCGAGGGGTCAACACGGAAATGGTCCCTGTGATCCTCTACACGCATACAGTCCCCATCGAGGTACGGCATTAAATGCGTGCCCTCGTCTCCGTCAATTTTTGCAAGCTGTGCACCAGTGGCCCACGCTGAACGCTTTTCAAATCCTAATTTTTTGAGCGTGGCCTCAATACCTTGATCTGTGCTGCTGTACCCGTCTGGCGTGTCGCGTCCGTATGAGCGTACAAAATGCGGGCCTGCGTCCGTGCCCTGTCCTGAGTGGCACAAACAGCGGCCCATGATGCGCCCGTGTGCGTCCGTCCTAATCATCATTGACCAGCCCAGCGCGGGCCTGTACACGTTGTAGGGGTGCGTGTCCGCATCGCTGAAGTTGCGCCCGTCCATGCAGGACTGCGGACCCTCAATAATGGCCCGTAGCATCGCCTGCATATCGTGCGTAATGTCGAATGAGTCTGGCGTGACAGTTGCGACTAAATCGCGTATGAGGTGATCCGGCATTGTGGGCGCGTGTCGTTTTAGGTATCGGCCCACTGTGGTGACAGTCTGGCGGTCCGCGGCCCCGTCCGCATCGTTGCGCGTGTATGCAATCTTGAGCGCGTCCCCGTCCGATACGTGGGGCCACTCTAGGATCATCTCGCGCCAATCGCGCAAGTGTTCGCGCAGTTTGTCAGTAATCAAAATTTCACTGATTGAAGGGTGTAATTCTGCCGCGAGTTGTTCGCGTGCGTGCCATGGTCGCGACACGCTTAGTATCTTTTTTAGCGCAGTAAAAAAGCACCAAAAATCATCTGGCGCGGCCCCGTAGTGATAGAGCGCGGCGTGAGGTGTTGCTGGCTGGGTGTTGCGAGGTGTGAAGGCAAATAATGCAGGCATTTTTAGTACTCCAAAAAGCGGGCAAATCGCGGCCCGTTGCGCGTGGATCAATCAATAAAAAACTGCGAGGGAAACAAACAAAACAAAAGCGGCGGCGGTCATCAGGACCACGCATAAAACATCTTCCCAGAATGAATATTTCATTTTTTGCCCCTTGCTTTGCGGGCCTCACTTATGCACTCAAAAATGAGGCCCAGCCCGTAGGGCACGCCAAAAATCAAACCGAAGGTAATTAACAATTCAATCATTTCGTATCACTCCAAAGTGCAGGCAATTCGCGGCCCGTCTCGCGTTGTTTACTAAGTACTACGCGCTCGACTTTACTCTTGTTTGTGAATAAGCGCAAACCTATACACGTTGTATGTAAGTACACGGCAAAAATGACAAACACGGTCTTTTATAACTTGTGGAAATATGCCCAGAAAGGCCCTTAAATAGCCCGTGGTGGCGTTTTCTCGCGTATTGATACCCTTGCATTACTTGCCTCGCGTTCGCGGCACCTGCGAGGTTTGCCGTTTAAACGTGTATAGAAGGCCGTGGTGACACGAAAATAATTTCCACGTGGGGGTGCAAGGCCTCGCGACAAAGTACGCTCAAAACGCGCATTTTATACAATCGTGGTTTATACTCGCGTCATTCGCTTGCAAGAAAATACAGGACGTGATACCAAAATGAGTGCAATGCAAACCACGCAAAAAACACCAGCGAAAAGAGGCGCGGGCCGTCCTACTTACTTCAGGCCTGAGATGATTGACAAGGCCCGCGAGTATGTTCGCGCTGGGTTTACGCGAGAGGATATTGCTGTGCAATTTGGCGTGAACGTGTCTCAGGTTTACGAGTGGCAAGCAAAAAATCCCCAGTTTGCCGAGGCATTAAATCAAGAACGCGTGATTGCAGATACCGCGGTGGCCTCGGCCCTGTACCAGCGTGCGACAGGCCAGACGCGCAAAGTCACGCGCAAAGTGGTAACAGCCGCGGACGGTACGCAAGAGACGCACGAGACATACGAAACCCTCCCGCCAGACGTGAACGCGGCGAGATATTGGTTAAACAACAGAGCGCCCAAGGTCTGGCGCGAACGGTCCGAAGTGACAGGCGCGGACGGTGCCCCAGTGGCTATCGCGCTCTCATGGCTGGGGCCAGCGTCCCGCGGCCTTGTGCTCGATGCTGAGACCATCGAGCCGCGGCCCGTATCCGGCCCAGTTGAGGGCTAACCCCTTGATATATAACGGAAACCCGCGGATTACTAATCCCCGTAAACGTGCCCGTGCGGACGGATGGGGGGTATCCCTTACGCTAGAAAGCGTACGCCTACGGGTAAACCTGTACGCTATTTGGCCTATGCTATCAGGGAAAACCCTATGACGCAGCGCAACATGAAGGAAATTTTAGGGGAGTGGGGGTGTATCAACCCGGTGGTGGGGGGCCTAGGTCGCGGACAGGGCCTATATGTGAAATTTTTGCATTTTTTGATTCAAAAAGTAACTAAGCACCTCTTAGCCATACCCCACGAGCCTTCTTACCGAAAGCACGTAGCCGTATTTCTTCACGCCAAAGTCCCCAAAAGGCATCCGCACCCAGCCCCATTTCCCACCCCCGCACAGCCATGAACATCCAAGAGTACGCCCCGCGCCCTTTTGCGATGCCTTTGCATAACCGAAAGGCACGGTGGACCACGCTGGTCTGTCATCGCCGTGCGGGAAAGACAGTCAGTTGTTGCGCCGACCTCATTGTTGGCGCATTAGAGACCCCATACCCAAACCCACAGTTCGCCTACCTCGCACCTTTCCGAGATCAGGCCAAGCGCGTGGCTTGGGCGTACTTGAAAGACCTATCTCGCCCCCTCTGGGCGCAAAAACCCAACGAGTCAGAGTTGACCGTGTTCATTCGCAACAGCAAGGGCGGAGTGAGCAAGATTTTTGTGGCTGGAGCAGATAACCCAGACTCATTGCGTGGCCTGTATTTCGATGGCGTGGTGTTGGATGAGGTAGGCGACATGAGACCAAGTATCTGGTACTCCGTATTGAGGCCCGCTTTGAGTGATCGCCGCGGCTGGGCAATATTTGCGGGGACTCCGAAGGGCAAAAATATGTTCTGGAACTTGCGCGAAGAAGCGCGGTTGAATTCAGAGACGCACTTGTTGATTGAGGTCAAAGCAAGCACGAGTGGCTTGCTCCACCCCGATGAATTGAGAGACGCGAAGGCTCAGATGACGGACGCAGACTACGAGCGCGAGTTCGAGTGTTCGTTTGACGCAGCGATTCCGGGGGCGTACTGGGCCCGCGAGATTGGAAAAATTTATGACGCGGGTCAAGTCAAAGACTTCCCCGTGGATAAGACGTTGCACGTTGAGGTGGTGGCAGACCTTGGTTACACGGATAGCTGTAGCTGGTGGGTCTGGCAGACGACATCAGAAGGCTATCGGATTATTGATTTTTACGAGGCCAATAGTCAGGCAATTTCGCACTACGTCGAGTGGATCAAGGCTTTGCCGTACACAGTAGATAAGGTTTGGTTGCCACACGATGCGAAAGCAAAGTCGTTGCAGACGGGGCGCTCGATGGTCGAGACGTTCTTGAGCCAAGGCATCAAGCCCGATTTGGTCCCCGACATGGGGCTGCAAGATGGTATTGAAGCGGCTCGTCAAGTCATACCGTTATGTTGGTTCAACGAGCAATCGACTTACGAAGGGCTGGAACATTTGCGTGCGTACTCACGCGAGTGGGACGAAAAGAGTGGCACGTTTAGACAGAAACCTAAACACGATGCG